TTCTCGGTGAGACGTATTAGGTCTCGGTCAACTCAGTGGTTAAGTAACCAACAGAGCCCCCATGCCCTTTGGGCCACCCACCTGGGGTCAAGGAAAAATTCCCCAGGTGAGTAACTTGCAGAGCAGGGCTATTTATCCCTAAGTTTAAAACTTCAGGATGAACAGCATCCCAATTAAGGGTCACTGCTCGTTTCGTTTTGTATAGTGGAGAGTCATGCCTGACACTCACCATACGCTTCTTTCCGTTATAGGAGATATAGCCACCCAAATCCGACATAAAGAGACCCCATTCATTATAAATCAGGGGCTTGTAATATTTTACTCGGCTCTTACGATCCGAGCGACTTCTTACAAGTTTTTCTCCATCGAATTCAGTCCCAGGTGGGGCAAGGAGCCCGGCGTCGTCGTACACAGTAAATGCCAAATCTTTCGGCACGAACCGTTTATAGACAATGCCTCCATGGATTGTACTATCGTTATATACAACTTTACGATAGTAATATTTTGTAACATCCAATGGAACTCGGATGCCTGACTCTGGATTCTCATGCAATGGGACAAGAAATTGTTTCCAACCCCCGGTCCGTTCGCATAAGAGTGCTACAACACGAGGCAAATTAATGCCCGTCTTGGCGCTCCAGGTGTTCAGACTATTAATGGCAACGAACAAGTCTTGCTTTCGCTCGAGGCTCTTGATATAGACGCCTCTAACATTATTGCCACGAAAATAATCGTGGCCGCAAGACTCACGGAAAGGCCCGTCGCTGAAACTCTTATCAGCATTCACTTGGAAACCGAGGATTTCAAGAAGTCTTACGACATCCTTGTAGACCAATTTGTTGACGATTAAATCGTCACCAAAGGCCGCCCAGTTGCCAGGGATAATTTCCCCTGATCTCTTCCTTTTATTTCGAAGGAATTTGAGACCATGGAAATGCATGACAGTGTGGATCACGCAACTAAAAATGATCGTCTCAAGTGGGAAGGTTGAACCATTCCCCATCGAGCTGACCATATAGAACGGAGAGTACCTAGAACCATCAAGAGTATAATTATCACTCCTGAATAGCTTCAACCAATTCAACATTGGCTTGGGCATGGTTGCCTCCAGCATTGCGATAGCAACGCTATTCGAGGCATTTGCAAGATCAATAGTGCAATAAACACCATCAACCGAGCCTAGATATGCTAAGCGACGATTAATATCCGGTTGAGTCGACAAATCGATTCCAAAAGTCTCGAAAAGTCTATCTTCCAGGATTTTTCCAAAGCCAAGCTGATATAACATATTCAGCGTCGGCTCGGTACATATCGTCCTCATCTCCTCTTCATTCTTCGGCACGAAACTAACCATATTGCCCTGAACTACGATGGGATCCCCATAGTGGAAACTGCGAATAAATTCCGCACCCCACCAGGTTGGATTACCCTTAACGTGTTCCCGGTAAAAACGGTAAAGACGTGGATTCGTCGTTGTAAGAGGACTCGCAAACAGCTTGGCATAAAAGCTATTCGATCGGGCCTTTAAATTAGACCCAGGGCCTAGTCGCGCAGCATCCAATATTTCAGAATGATGCGATACTAGGGAATAACCATTTTTGTACCAAAATCTGTACATGGCTTCTTTGAAACCATTATACAGACATTCGTCGCGAGAATCTTCGAGTTGCAAAGTCCAGTCCCGACAGGCAAGGTTGCCCGTTTGGAACTTTCTTAAAGCCACTAGCTCGGCAGTTCCCTTAGTATGATCTTTAAATTTCTTAAAGAAAGACTTAAGGAGTGCATGAGCTGCGACTTGTTTTGGACCAGCATCTGGGCCGAGGGCCCCATCCTCATAAAGGACAGAGGACGGAAGATATGACGAAAGGTCATCTTTAAGAGCTTGATAAAGAGCTAAAGAGAGATTACTACTCATAAAGTCAATATCCTACGATTTGAGGGTAAATACCCTACTATCTCAAGTACACGCGTATGCGCCTAACAACGTCTACGGAAGGTTAATAAAACCAACCACATACGTTGATGCTGAAGCCTTCTTCTAATATGACGAAGATGACGATCAGCAATACCACGACTGCTCTCCGGTAAGCTACTTTCATAGCGTCCCGGTGATCAGTGTATCGCCGATAGCGCTCGAAAGAGCCCACTCGACACCGTGGTGTAAGGAAAGCGCTGCGCGCAGGTTCGGTACATCAGCTATGTCGACCCCCGCGGGGATCTCATAGGTAGTCGTTACGCGAACGGGCCAGTAAACACCGGCACCAGCGACTGGAAGACAACCCTTACGGGTAATCAACCGGAACGAGTTGTATTGTACCTTCTGTACTTGCCCAGTGACCGGGTTCACCAAAGGAGCTGATTTAAAGCTCCCTGGCCGAAACATGGTTTGGGTGAACGGACTCGATATGCTGTGCACATTAACACCAGTCTGCGTGCCGCCAAGAGCGGAAACCGCATACTGCTCCGCAAAATTATTCGGAGGTGCGTCAGCTGTAAGAGTGTACGTAGGACTGGTAAGACCAGTCTGAGCAGCTCCTGTAACAGGAGAACTGGGATTATAAGACATAGGTATATACCTACAATTAAGGGGTTAATAAAAAGGCTCCAACTTCCTTGCCGAAGAGATCAAAGCGGCGATGTTAAGCCACTTACGTGAATCGTAACCCGGTACCTCGAATTCGAGGCTTGGAATAAAATTCCCCGTGTATGTTTCACGTGCGATGTTCTTCGCAGTCAGAGTGAATGTAGGATGGCTAAAATCTATCCTTGTCACACCGTAACTACTGGCGTACTCCTGGATTGGTCCAGGTATAACAGATACGTCAGTCGTCTTGGATTTAATGACTGTCCAGTTCGACCACCTTAGGCCGGATCTGGCATAGGACACACCCTCAACTATCTCCTGAATATTGGAGAAGTAGTCGAAGAGGAAAGAGTAAGGAGCTAGTTCCCACGCTGTAGGGAGAAATTCCTGCAACGTAAAACCCCACTCGCGAGTGAAGTCTGTGGAATATGTACCACCGAACAACTCAGCACCCACCACGCCGCGAAAGGAGACCAAAATCGTCTGAAGTTCGCGTAATCTCGATTTGTATCTACACAACGTACTAGATGACGTTGTCACCCAATTCGTGTAAGACACATCAGCAGCTTTGCCTGTGACACTTATAGGTTTAAACTCCGGTCGTTGCACTGTGACTAGTAATAGCCCAAGTGCGTCGATGGTGTCTTGAACCGTAGGCGCCCAGCCAAAAGCATACTCGAGGTACGTGTCCGCAAGAACCTGCTTCCGACTACGTCGGTGGTTGCGGTTATTTCGTGGAAACCTTTGCTTGGCTTTCGTCAGCCTTGCGAAATAGGAATTCACGGAACCGCGTAACGTTTTAGCAGGATGCAGTACCATTGATATCGTCTCACGAAGTTCACCTAAAGCAGTCGAACCCTTAAAGGAGTTCTGAGCACTAATAAGTTGTTTCATAAAACGAGATTTAGCCTGATTTAAGGCATCGTCGTACAACCCTGTACTGAACGACATTGACGGAGGGCTAGTTGTTGGCCCTAAATACCCGCGCACCCGATTGACTAACTGCGTGTTGGGTTTTGTGAAATGCACAGTCATGCTTCCTGGACGGAAGCCGAGACAGCGCTTTTCCGAGCCCGACAGAGTTGTCGTCGCATTCAAACCTTTTGCAAGGAGAGTGCGATAGTTGGGAACATTGGCACCATAGGTGATTTCACCACCCAGAGAGAAATTTCTTTCTCCTACGGGCACCCACGAATCTAAACCGATTTGTGGAATTAGGTAGCCAGTTTGGCGTTGTTGAAAGGATTCAACATGGTAATCCGATTTCGTCGTCATAGTCAAGGAGTTTACGATGAAGCGGTTTAATCTCACCGCTAAGGGGACCAAAAGTGCGTCGGATATGGCTAAGTTAAAAAGGAGAGGTGCGCAATGTACCTCTCCCTAACTTTCCACATTTTGACGTCCTGAAGGCGAAGCGAGACTTGATCTATCCTGTGTAATACCAGGAAGCCGTTTGCTTATTACAGCAATTGGGTTTTGATCAGGG